ATGTCAAAGACCACTTGCAGGAAGTGTGGAAGCGAAGTAGAGCGAAAAGAGAAAAAATGCCCTTACTGTGCAGCAAAAAACCCAGGCATGAGATGGTGGAAGCCGGTGATATTTATCATTGTCCTGGTCGCGCTACTCAAGGCTTGTTCGTACATACCTGATCCAGATCCGGCAAATCTTAGAAACAAAAATACCACCCTCAAAGAATGGCGCAGCATGCTAAGAGATGACAGGTTGAAGTTTATTGATAGCTACCTTGCGCAAGAAAAAATCATCACCTCCGATACTGGTGGATTCTATAAATGCATCAGCCAGCACTCATATACGAAAAATGATGAGATTAAAGTTGATGAAGCTCTTGGCTGGTGTAAACAAGACTACCTTAAGAATCCCTCGGCTCTATACCAGATGATTGATTTCGACAGATTTATCAGCAACACACGAAAATCTGACAGCTCTTACATCCCCATTACCAGGGATATAAAAAATAAGATGAACGACCCTTCATCATTCAAGCATCTTGAAACTAGCTATCGGTTTGTACTGGATAATTCAACACCGTATGCGATAGTCACCACGGTCTATCAAGGAAAAAATGCTTACGGTGCGTCCGTCAAAAACTCGATAAAAGCCAAAGTTGACCTTTCCTCCGGCAGCGTAATTGAATATCTCAATTAAACAAAAAGCCCCGCAATTGCGGGGCTTTTTCACATTGCAAAACTGAGTTGATCGTTACCGTAGTGCGATGCGGGAAACGCATCTGAGGGAATGAAATCAGCCGGTAACTTTTCGCGGGGGGCGCGTTTGGTTACCAGTTTCTCAACGCTGTTGAGCGTAGTAAACGTAATACTGCATTCGAAATTCTGGCACTGGTGATAATGCCGGACTGTCATTTCACTAAGAGGGCGACTGGTGCGCGTACGGGCGACGGCACCACAAACAGGACACTTAAACATAATGGCCTCCCATGGCGGGAGTTGAACTCGCTCATATTATGGCCGCTATGATTCGGTTTCTGCAATCCATTCAGGTATTTTTGCTTCCAGCTCCAGACGTGTTTTAAACCCACTATCGTCAATAGTGTGGCTTGCCTTCGCAATTATCCAGTCCTGGCCGTCAATGACGTCTTTGAACTCCGTTACCGTTCCGTGCATCTCCGGATACAGATCCGCGCGCCCATAAGCCAGGGTTAGAGAGAATTCAGCAGCTCCGCGCTGGAGTTGTTGCCATTTTGCAGCTGCTGCACGTTGTGCGGCCATCTCGCTGCTGTACGTCGTACGGAGTACAAAAACGTTACCATCTTCACCGGCAATATAGTCCCCTTCCCGGCTGCTGCTTCGCGGCTTTTTGTCTGCGGTTTTCTTACGCTTTTTAACAGTAACCTTTTTCTTTTTCCCGAATTCCATATCAAGCCAGTACGCCTGCACGCCAGTGTATGCGTCGCGATCTGCAATCCGGAAAGAATGGCGATCTCCGCTGCTGCGCGTGATGGAAAATTCCGGCAACGCTCTGCCGTTTGCACTGACACCGCCACCAGGCAGGATGAAGAGCAGGTAACCATTTTTCACAGTTGCAATAGCGCCCAGCATTTCCGCCATGCGCGTCAGAAACGACATGTCGCTTTCCTGCGTCTGATCTGCATGATCGATCTCGGCTGACATCAGTTGCTCTGAGATGAGAGGTTTTAACTTGTACCTGTGAGCTATAGCAGAAACGATGCGCTCTACTGTAACGTCATGCCACGACACCTCCCGCTTAACGTTAAATTCATCGCGGAAATCTGCACTTCTGGCCGTGATCTCGATACGGTCCGGCGGCCCTGAGTGCGCAATTTCATCCACGATGAAAATCCCTTTGTGTACCAGTTTTTCTCCCTGCCAGCCTATCGCTACCGATAATTCAGCGCCACGTGGCGGTAACTCAATATCTCCCTGGCTGTCATCAACAGTGATAGTCAGTTCATCAGCATTAAAGCCCCTGTTATCTGTTAATTCTAACGAGAGTATTTTCTCATCCAGCATGATCAGCGCCTTGCCGCCAAGCATGACGTTAAACGCTGGCACACGTGACAGGTCGCCAGGATAATTTTTGAATTTCTCAGCACCTGCATTCAGCAGGCTTTTTGCGCTCTCTATTGCGTCAGTTGTCAGTGCCATCGCTTTCTCCTCCCGCAAATATTTCCATGCGCGCGCGATAGGACAAACAGCCTTTTGTTGTCGCCTTTCTGCGACATCCATCGCAACGTGTCTGCCGCCCGGAATTCAGCGAATATCACCATGAACTCACTAAACATGATGGCGGTAGAGTATGACCGACAACTTTTTCCACGGGGCGCGCACCAAAGAAAACACCGACCTCCAGACCGCGATCAATGACATTGATTCAACGGTCATTGGTCTGGTTGCGGTGGCCGATGATGCCGATCCCCTCACCTTTCCACTTGATACGCCAGTCCTGATCACTCGCGTGATTAGCGTGCTGGGTAAGGCGGGCAAAACAGGCTCACTGTATAAATCTCTCAAGGCTATTTCCGACCAGGTCAGCACACGTGTAATTGTTGTTCGTGTCGCCGAAGCAAAGGAAGGAGAAAATGCCAAAACTCAATCCCAGCTCATTATCGGTGGCACACAGGCTGACGGAAGCTATACCGGGATGTTTGCCCTGCTGACCGCAGAGCAGAAAACCGGTTATCGTCCTCGCATCCTCGGCATTCCGATGTACGACACGCAGGAAGTAACCGCACAGCTGCGCGTAATTGCGAAGCAGCTGCGTGCATTCTCTTACAGCTACTGCGATAGCTGCGAGACTATTGCCGAAGCGAAAACCTACCGCGAGCAGTTTGCCGAACGTGAAGGGATGATGATTTGGCCTAACTTCATCGCCTACAACCCGCAGACCGGCGTTAATGAAGAATTCCCGGCTGTTGCCTATGCGCTTGGCCTGCGGGCACTGATTGACAATGAGCAGGGCTGGCACAAGTCACTGTCTAACGTTGCGGTGAAAAACGTCCTGGGTATCTCTAAAGACGTGTTCTGGGCGTTACAGGCGGAGGACTCCGACGCTAACGAGCTGAACGCTAACGAGATTACCACGCTGATCAAACGCGATGGCTTCCGGTTCTGGGGTAACCGTACCACCGACACCGAAGAGTATATTTTCGAGGTGTTTACCCGGACGGCCCAAATTCTTGCGGACAGCATTGCGGAAGCACAATTCACCACCGTGGACAAACCGCTTACCCCGGCTAACGTCAAAGACGTAGTAAGCGGGATCAATGCCAAACTTCAGGCGCTGGTCACTGCTGGCAAACTGATTGGTGCGGCATGCTGGTTTGATATTGTCGATAACCCGACCACCGGTATTCGCCAGGGTAAAGCCGTTGTTCGCTACAACTACAGCCCCGTACCACCGCTGGAAAACCTGACGCTGATCCAGACTTTTACCGATCAGTATTACGAACCAGCCTTTGCATCGCTGGGAGGTGCATAAAATGGCTATTCCGAAGAAACTCCGCCTGTTCACGATGTTTGTCGATGGCGACAACTACATCGGGAAGATCCCCAGCGTCACGCTCCCCAAAATTACCCGTAAAACGGAAGATTATCAGGGTGGCGGGATGCTTGGCTCCGCTGCTGTTGACCTCGGCCTTGATTCAGGTGCACTGGATGCATCAATGGTTGTTGGCGGCATGGTCGAAGAGCTGATCCTGAAATGGGGCGGGGATATTGACGAACTACGCACGCGCTTTGTCGGTGAGATCTACAGCGGTGGAACAAGTTCCCTGCTTGAGGTCGAGATGCGCGGACGTATCACCGAAGTTGACCAGGGCGAAGCCAAGCAGGGTGATGACACCAGCCATACTTATGCGCTCAAAAATACGTATTACAAGCTCTCCGTGGATGACAAGCCTTTGCTGGAAATCGACCTGCTGAACTTCATCTACAAGCGCAACGGCAAGAGTCTCTACCCGGACCGCATTGCGTCCGCCCTGGGTCTCGGCCAGTAATCATTTTTTAACCACTACCAATGGCGGCCAGCCTGGCCGCCCGGAGAAAATATAATGTCAGTAACTCTCAGCCAACCCATTAAACGCGGCGACCAGGAAATCAAATCCGTCGCAATCACCAACACAATCAAGCAGGCTGGCTCACTGCGCGGGCTGCGGCTGGTTGATGTTCTCAACTTCGACTATGACGCGGTATCAACTCTGCTGACACGCGTCACCGCACCTCAGCTGACAACCACTGATATTTCCTCAATGGCTACCGGCGACTTTACGGCGCTGTGCGAAGAAATTACGCCTTTTTTGACGAAAGCGGCGCCGTCCGCACCGAGCGAGGCGGCGATGGCGAGCAAGTAAGAGAGGCAGTATTCAGCGATGTCGACGATCTGATCGCTGACATCGCTGTGATATTTCACTGGCCGCCCTCCGAAATGCACAGCATGGAGTTGCGCGAGCTGATGGCCTGGCGCGAACGGGCGGCCATCAGAAGCGGTAACCATGAGAAGGAGGATGACGACGATGGATCTTAGTATTCGCGTTGCGTTCAGTGCAATTGACAAGCTCACCCGCCCGGTCAGCGCCGCCAGTAAAGCCATTGGCGGCCTTTCTGACTCCCTCAAAAAAACACAGTCTTCCATCAGAGACCTGGAAAAAAGCGCAACGTCATTTGATAAGCTGCGCTCGCAAGCCAATGACACTGCGCAGAAGCTGAAAAGCACCCAGCGGGCCTTTGACGGTCTCAACCAGAAACAACGCGAAGGCGGCCAGCTTACTGAAGCCCAGACAGCGCGACTTGAGTCGCTTCGCACCAAACTTTCCCGGCTGACTGAAACCTACAGCAGGCAAACGACGCAACTGCGCACAGCTGCACAGGCAGTGCGCCAGCATGGGGTTAACCTCACCACCGGCAGCGGCGCCATTCAGAGTGCCATCAGGCGTACGGAGCAATACAACCAGACACTTGAGCGCGAACGTCGCCAGCTGGCAGCTACCCAGAAAGCCCAGGCCAGATACGATCGGGCAAAAGAGACTGCGGGCAAACTTCGCGGGGCTGGTATGGGTATGATGCTTGGCACTGCTGCTGCGGGCTATGCTGGCGGATCATTCCTGGCGCCTGCGATTGGTTTCGACGAGGAAATGTCACGCGTCCAGGCATTAACCCGCCTTAATAAAGACTCTTCCCAGATGGGAGATCTGCGGGCGCAGGCTAAAAAACTCGGTGCAGAAACCGCATTCACCTCACGCGATGCAGCCAGCGGGCAGGCATTTCTTGCAATGGCTGGCTTTACCCCAGAAGCTATTCAGGCGGCATTGCCCGGCGTTCTGAATATGGCGCTGGCCGGCGGCATGGATCTTGGTGAAAGTGCCGACATTAGCTCCAACATTCTTTCGCAGTTCCGTCTCGATCCAAAGGAAATGGATCGGGTCAGCGATGTTTTGACCGCAGCTTTTACCCGTACTAACACCGATTTAATGAACATCGGTGAGGCGATGAAGTATGCAGGAACCGGGATGGCCGGTCTTGGCGTTGATGTTGAACGCACAACCGCCATGATCGGCGTAATGGCGAACGTTGGCCTGCGCGGCAGTATTGCAGGTACGGGACTGCAAACCACCTTCTCGCGTCTGGCCGCCCCAACAGGTAAAGCCCAGGCAGCCCTGAAAGAATTGGGTGTTTCTGTTGCCGATGCCACCGGAAAAATGCGACCGGCCGAAGTGGTCCTGTCTGATATTTATAAATCTATCAAAAAGTACGGCGACACAGACCAGCTGTCATTCTTTAAAGACATAGCGGGCGAGGAAGCAGCAAAGTCATTTCAGGCGCTGGTAAGATCGGCTGGTAGCGGTGAGCTGCAAAAACTCCTTGCCGATTTGCGCGGCTCTCAGGGCGAAGCGCAGAAGGCAGCGAAGGTCATGGCTGACAACCTCAGCGGTGATCTGAAAAACCTGGACAGCGCATGGGAAGGTTTCCGCATTCAGGTAGAGGAGACTGCCGACGGCCCTCTGCGCTCTCTCACTCAGGGGCTTAGCGATATGATCACCGCTGCCAGCACCTGGGTAAAAGAAAACCCCCGCCTGACACAAACAATCATTCTGGTTGTCGGTGGGGCGCTTGCACTGGTGGCGGCAATTGGCGCTGTATCACTGGCGATGGGTATTCTTATTGGCCCCCTCACTAAACTTCAGCTCGGTTTTTCACTGCTGACCGGTGGGCGCGGACTACTCGGCACTATTGCAGCTTTTCGCACTCTCGGCACTGCCGCGGGCCCGGCCATGGCGAACGTCAGAGGGTGGTCCGTCTTACTGTCAGGAATCGCCCCTAAACTGGGAAGAATTTCAGCTATTCTCCCTGCGGTTCGCTCTGGTCTGCTTACCGCATTCCTGTCTCCTGGCGCACTTTTGGGATCGCTGACTAAAAACATTGGCATGTTGCTGTTGCGCCTCACTGGCTTGCCAGCAATCTGGGGCATGATCACCGGTGCGGTATCTATTCTTGGTGGGGCTTTATCTTTCTTACTCAGTCCAATAGGCCTGATTGGCGCCGCATTTGTCGCTGCGGGGTTGCTAATCTGGCGATACTGGGAACCCATTAAGGCGTTTTTCCTCGGTATGTTTACCGGAGTTATGCAGGCGATTTCACCTCTCAGGGATACCTTTGCCACCTTTTCCCCCATCTTTGACATGATCAGCAATGGGGTTAAATCCGTCTGGCAGTGGTTTACGAACCTCTTATCGCCAGTGCAGACCAGCAAGGAGACGCTTGATAAATGCACGAGCGCTGGGGAGACTTTCGGTAACGTGCTCGGCGGGGCAATTAACCTTGTTCTGACCCCCGCAAAAATGCTCCTTGATACTTTAGGCTGGATACTCGAAAAGCTTGGCGTGTTACCCGATGAAGCAGAGAGGGCGAGCAAGAAACTGGATGCCGCGAGAGCCAAAGCCAACGACCTGACTCCCAAAAAACCAGTTTCATGGGAGTGGGACCCACAGCAAAAGAAAATGGTCCAGAAGGAATGGAACTGGTCCCCCAAAAAAGCAGAGTCTCCAGTTACTACTGGCGCACCACCTGCGGCCTCGCCACTGTCAGGAAATACCGGTACGCAAAGACGTCTGCAAAGCATCGCAGACAATACAAAAGCAACCGCTGACAACACCAAGAAAGTCGGTCCGGGCGACATTATTTTCAAAAACCTGCCGCGTGCTCTGGCTTTGCGTGGCGCATACCAGGAAGCACGTGTCACACCGCAATCAGTACCGCGAGTGGCAACACCCGCAGCTGGCGGCATTATTTCAGCGACAGCAGCCACACAGGCTCCGGTATCAGCTCCTGTTACCGCTCCGACCGGCGGTGCCCCAGTTTTTAACATTACCTTTAACGATGTTGGTAAGCGCACGGATCAGGAGCTGGAGAGAATGATGCGCAATGTTGTGCGTGATGCGATGGCCAGCACCGGCAGAATTAACCGTGGTTCTTTCCGCGACAGAGATTAGGTGACGATTATGATGATGGTTTTTGGAATGTTCGTTTTTATGCTTCGCACCACCCCTTACCAGCAACTCCAGCACTCGCAGGAGTGGAGGCACGTAAAAAACGAGCGGGTTAACCAGTCAGCTGGCTGGCAGTACATTGGCGCTGGTGATGACAATATAACGCTGTCAGGCGTCCTTTACCCGGAAATCACCGGTGGAAATCTCTCGCTATCAGCCCTTGAAACTATCGGCTATGCAGGGCGCCCATGGCCGCTTATTGAGGGTACGGGGCGTATTTATGGTATGTACGTTTTAACACGTCTGGAGCGGGGCAAGTCCGAGTTCGACCGATTTGGGAATCCAAAAAAAATCGAATTTACCCTCAGTCTGAGCCGTGTCGATGCGGATTACAGGGAGAAGCTGCAAAGCTCGACCGTCAGCGATGCCCTGGCCGGGTTAAAGACAAGTGCAAATAATGCGATAAACCAGGTGAAAGACTCGCTCAACGGTCTGTTTTAGTGATGCCTTAAGCCCCTTCATGTTCCCTTCTTGTTGAAGGGAACTTTTTATAAAGTGTCGACATTCCGACATCAAAAATAATAGCCACCCGCTGTCGTTTCTCCCCTGCGGCGATCAGTCTTCCCACCTGTTCCCATTGCTGCTTTGTCAGTTTTGGTCGCCTCCCGCCTACCCTTCCTTCTGCGCGGGCAGCAACCAAACCGGCGCGGGTGCGCTCAACGATTAACTCTCTCTCCATTTCTGCCAGCGCCCCCATGACGCGAAAGAAAAAGCGCCCCATAGGTGTTGAGGTATCAATGCTGTCTGTCAGGCTGCGGAAGTTAACACCGCGATTGCGCAGCTCTTCGATCATGGTCACCAGGTGGCGCATGCTCCGCCCGAGACGATCAAGCTTCCAGACAACCAGCGTATCACCCTCCGATAAGGTTCGTAATAAACGCTTAAGCCCCGGCCTCTCCGCTTTTGTGCCGCTTATTTTGTCTTCAAATATTTGTTCACATCCTGCGCTTTCCAGCGCATTTCTTTGCAGCGCGGTGTTCTGGTCATTTGTTGACACCCTTACATAGCCGATCAGCATAAAAATCCCCTTTATTTAGATGCCATAGTCCCTCGCATTGTATCGAGCATCGTCATTTCTGGCTGTACTGCAGGTTAGGTACCGCACCGCCAGAAGCAACCATGTCTTCCGGCAAACGTTCGTTTCGAACCGAAGGGGGCGGGCGGTGAAGGGCAATGTTGCTCAAATGGGAAAATACCGGGTTTTGCTGATGCGCGTTGATACAGCAAAACCCGTATGGCCTACACCTCCGGGGGAACAGGCCAGTCAATATCCGGCGCTTTACTGGTATCCACACGGTTAAGCAGGACGCGGTATTTCTTCCACTCGGTGAGTGCAGCGGTTTCTTTTGTCGTCGCAATCCCCAAATCAACTGCATCCTGCAATGGAGCAATCTCTGCGTTAGCCGTCTGCATCAGACGTGACTTTTTGCTTTCTGCTTGTGCAATGAGTTCCTCTGGCGAGTAATCCGGCTGGTCAACCAGAGCAGGTCCGTCAGGAGTGTGGTTAATGTATTTTCCCCGCTCCTGACCGAGGAACAGTGCGGCGTGCTCTTCCTCGCTGACGGGTATCAGGTCAGCGGGAATATCATTCCCCTTTAGCTCATCTTCACACAGCCAGAAAAAACCTTTCGCCGAATAGCTGTAGTAATATTGTTCAGTCATTATCAGTACCCCAGTGCAAACCATGAAATGCCGTATGCTGTATCAGCGCCAGAGTTCGCTTTGCTGGCCAGATAGAATTGCGTTTTGCTTACCGGATAACCATAAGCGTTATCAATCGCGCCGCCCTGCCCATCTTTATTTGTGGCAAAGACGGCAAAGCATGTGTCATTGAATGCCCTTGGGAACGAGTAGGTTCCCCTGGCATTATCCACATTACCCCACTGCATAATCAGCCCCGTTGACTCATCACGACTCCAGCCTGAGAAACCTAATGTAGCCGTGTTTTTCTTATTAAAATTGCTGTTAACCCAGTCTACCGTGGCACG